CCGCAGGGCGCAGATCGATGCCCAGCTTCGTGCGCACCCAAGATTCTATGATGCGTATCGTGACATCTGCGCCAAGCCATCCGCTCACTCCGACGACAACGCCAGTCCACTCGTCGGTGACCCCGGAAGATCGGCATGCCAACAGCACCAAGAACCCGACAAAGCCGGACGTTAGGAACTTTACAACCGCGAGCGGCCAAGAAATGCGCTGACGCTTGTCCATCGAGCGAACCAGATAGCCGAGAAGCCCACCTACTGCGGCGAGCATCGTAAACGCTACAGCCAACCAGTCTGGACTCTTGAACATGATTAGAGATCAGCAGTCCAACGTTGGATGTGCGTGCCATCTGACAGGATGATCGCTTTCTTGGCAGAATCTATTACAGCGCCGCTGCCTGCTGCGGTCTTCATGTCGAGCTGATGGTTGGTGTTGTTGAATACAGAGTACTGTTTTACCTCATCCGGGAACACGACCTGCCGTGAGGTCGTCAGCGTGCCTGTGAATTCGATAATGTTGTTGCGCGCCTCAATCGCCGTCAGTGTGTAGTTGGCGTCGGACAATGCGATAGCCGCGCGGCCAAACTCAGGAGGGCGCATAATGCGGTGGTCTGTGTAACTGAGGATCGAAGACGTGCCAGCATTCACTGTGTAGATAGGAATCCTGCCTGGCGTGAACGCGCTCGTGACCTTTGTTAGCAGGCCAGTCGATGGGGTCGCCTCAAGGTAGTTGACCGCGCTGGCAGTCAGGGCGACCGTGCTGTTGACTATCGACGACAATGATCCGCTGATCATCATTCCGCCGCCGTAAAAGCCCCAAGTCAAGCCCGCCGTCGTCGAAGCCCTGCGACCGTAGAGTGAGGGTGGGCTGAGCGCGTCGAACATCTCATTCGCCGTTTCCTCTTTGTCCTCCTGGCTGCTCGAAATGGTGTCGAGGTTGGTGGTGCTGCTGGACATTATATCGCTCCTTCCAAGACGAAGCCGCGTCCCATGACGCTTGACTTCTGGTATACGCGCGTATAGACGATGCTTTGATTGCCGCCGAAGTCGGTGAACTGCATCGAGTTGGTGTAGATGACCGAGTGAGTTGTCTGATCCGTGAAAGTGCGCATCAGTGTCGTGTAGCTGCTCGTGTCCCAAATCTCAACGTCGTATGCCTCGCTCGTCTCGCCTAGCGCGATGTCCGCAAAATCCCTCCACGCGGCACCAACGCGAGAGCGGCGCAGCCATTTGAGAGTGAGGCTACCCACTCCGCTACGCCCGCCGCTTAGGTGAACGGGATCGTAGCATTCCTGTCCGATGTTGTTACACGTGAATGTCTTTGCTGCTGTGTTGTCGAGGAAGCCACCTATGGTCACTGCCTTGTACTTCCGCTCTGCTGCTATCTCGGCGGAACCGAGCGTGATGCGCACTGCGGTAGAAGCACTCAGCAGGACAAAACGATCCCCGGCAGCGTGCGCAATGACGTAACGCTCGGTGCCGCGCCTACCGCGCCGCAGACCACTCAGCGTGTATGTGTCGTCGCCATTCAGTGTGGCGACCTTGAACGTTAAGACCTCATCGCCGATCAGACAGGCATTCGCGCCGTTCAGCGCCCCAATGTGGGTGGTGCTGGACAGTGTGCCGTAGGTCAGACGAACAGTCACTGTGCTTGTCTCGTCGAAGATGTCCGTGCGCCCGTTTGCCAGCGCATCCACCGTCGCCCCCATTGTGGCAGGCTCTGTGAGTGTGGCGATGCTGTTCCACGTTTCGCCATCATCCGCGCTCTTGTATAGTACACAGCCCTGCCAGCTCGCATTGGTACCGCAGGCGGCGACGTAAAAGCCGATGTCATCGTCAGTGTCACGCAACAGCGTAACATCCATTAATTCAACTCGCGTAGTGGCCAGCGGAAGCAGAGTGCTGTCGGGCGTAGGCGATGGCGCACCTGGGCCTGAGAAGGTGTTGATGCTGAGATCATCAGCGATCAAGCGCAGACGCGAAACCCCTGGGCCACCCTCGTCCTTGCTGGCGATGCGCAGCCTGTAGGTGACGTCTCCGCTGTCGTAAGTTACCACGTCAGTCGGCTCAAGCAGAGAATGTTTCCTGGACAAGTTGCGGTCGAGCGCAGTGCGTGAAGCATAAGCATCATACATCGTCACGTCGGCTATGCGCTTCGCCTCGTCGTCAGTCAATACCAACGGCAGCTCGATACCGATAACCTGGATGCTGGACCCGACCATTCGCTGTGAGAACTGCGTGCCCTGCTGGTAGTCCGCTGCCGCGTTTGCATACATGATATTGATGCGGCGCGGCAGCTCAGGCTCTTGGGTGCGTGAATTGTCCTTCTTGAATGACTCACCTTCCATCACAAGGTCGTCATCAGTGACGCTGGCCACGGACGATCCGCCGCGCTTGACGAACTTGATGATGTTGTCGGATTCAACGCCGTCGTATCTGTACGTGGCCAGCAACGGCTCCATCAGGGTGCGCGCAGGCGCTGCGCGAGTGATGAAGTATCCTGTGATATCCTCTGTCATCGCACTCACGTCGATGTCCGATGCCGCAAGCCCAGCCTCTTCCGACAAGAACGTCACCACGCTCGCCAGAGTCGGGTCGGAAGAGGCCGCGAGCTTCACATGCGGCAGGATGCCTATGCCGATAGAGCCACCGACGCCCCACAGCTTATCATCTATCATGAACATTCGCGCAGCATCGTTGGATGCATCGTTTATGGTGATCAAATCGACTGTATCGAAGTCAGAATCAAGGATCAGTAGGTAGCCACTGATTGCTGTATTTGGGGAGCCGATGTAATAATATCCATTGTCTTTTGTGATAGACGCGCCGTCGCCGGGGGGAGTTGGCAAGGTGTGATCGACCACATCAAATCCAGGTAAATTGATTTGTCTAATCTTTCCGAAACCAGCCTCAATGCGCACCCAAAGCAAGGCGTCCAAATCCTCATCATAATACACATCCTCGTTTGTTGAACTGGACACTACGTCGCCAACGAACAGATCCAGTTTGCTGCCGTCTACAAGACTTGTGATCAGTAGACCAGTAATGTTTGGTCCGTGTGATACTGCTATCGAATGTGCTGGTACTGCCAGCGAATACGTCACGCTGCCTGAGAAGCCTGGAGCAGAAGACACAGCCAAAGTATCAACATCAATCAATTTGGCTGTATTCCCGCCGGTGTAGTTATTGAACAGGATGATACTACGCATCGTGTGCGAATACGCCATCGAAGTGCCTATTGCCGTACCAGTGGCAGTCACGCGAACGGTCCCGATTTCAGACAGCGAAGTTGTCGAGAAGCGCCATATTGCTGCCCCTGTACCAAAAGAGCCGCTGGCAGAATTTGAGACCCACACCTCATCCAGCTCTTCGACATAGAACGGCGTGTGGGCTCCTGTGCCGATGTTTCCTGTGGGCAGAGAATCGACCGTGTTGCTTACCAGCATCGTCTGCGATGCTGTATCCCACACATCAACAGTCGTATTGCTGGATACCACCCACAGCCTCCCGGCGCTGTCGAATGTTCCACGCGAACCTGCGCCAAGATCGTTGACTGAGGGATAAGCCAGCGTGCCGTCAATGACCTCAAAAGTGAAGTTAGGGATGCGGTTGCCATACTGGGCGAGCGCGAATTGCTCCATCACCATGTAACACTGACCGCGATAAGCTGGCGTCGCCCCGACTCCCTGCACAGACTCGATCAGCGGGTCAGGCTCTTGTGTCTCGCTGCCGATGTAGAACCGCAGTGGCAGGTCGCTGCCTGTGTAACCTGTGTTTGTGCTTGTGATGTCGTATATCAGCTTGCCGTCGGCCCATACCTTGCGTACCAACTTCTCGCCTTCGCAGATCGAGATTGCCGCGTTGGCGTAATAGCTGAATGTGGTTGTCGTGCCTCCGCCGCCGCCCTTGCCGCCGTATGACTGAGTGTTGCTGATCTCGACAAGATCAGTGGACCAAATGATATTGCCTGTGATGCGCATGCTGCCTTTGACGATTGGGATCATCGTGCCGTACGCCGAACTCTGGACGCTCTTGTCTTGTAGGCGCGGCCCAGTCTGGTCTGGCATGTCCGGGCCAAACAGCATGTTGCCTGCTATCGAGCCGATTGCCCAACCTATCTGAGCGCCGGTCAGCCCGAACGCGCCAGCGGCGAAGTAAGTGCCGCCGA